AAAGTTATTAGATTATTAATAAAATCATACTCCTTGGATATAGAATCAAACATTTCTTTATTGTCATTATTTTCTTTCCATGTTAAATCTTTGTAGATATCAAAAAGTATTTCCATATTGACGCCCTCCCAGTCAGTCCATGAACTGACATATTCTAATTGTGATTTGTCATAACCACCTGATTTAAGACTAGGTGCAGTTATAAACTCAAATGCAATGTCAATGAAAAAATGTCTTCCAAACTCTTCGGATTGAATAGTTTGCAATGGAATAAATTCACCATTGTCATCATTTAAGTAATTTTTGAATATGTAAGTTCTCATTATACAATCCCCTGAGCAACTAAATCAAAAATGTCACCGTAGTCAAATACGATTTCACCAGTTGAATTTTCTCGGACACATGAATATCCGTAATCCTGACCCCATTCGATACATGCATTTTCTGCAGTCTCTAGGTCAGATGTATAAATGTCACCACCGATAGTCTTAGATGGTGTTTCGATTGTGTAAAGGAATTTGTTCATGTCTTTATTATAAGGAAGATTTGCATGTAATAGGGAAACTGTGTGACAGTTTATTATCTGTCACTCTCCTATAAACTTATAGTTGTAATCATAGAGTAAAATGTCTCTGACTTTCTCTCTGTCAAGTGAGTCACCATCACCCCAGTTAAAAAGTGTTTCAGTCTCATCAGCACATAATTGTAGATAGTTGTAAACTGCATTGTAAATGTCAGTTCTACATAATGGTTGCTTAGTCTCTTTAGACATCATAGGATAAACTGGATCATCCTGACCATAAAATGAATCAATGTAATCAACAAATTCAATCATTTCTCTTTGCATGATTAACCCTCCCCTCTAATGTAACCATTTTCAGATTTGATGAACTGGTCTAACATAGGGATATGTAATTCAGGATCATCTAGATCGATTCCATTTAGATGATATACACCCCACTCTGCTATCTCTTGTAAAAACTCTGACCAGTCAGCACATACACATGCAACATTACTCATATTGCGTGAATATAGAATTCTGTTAATAACTGTTTGGGTTTTAGTCATAATACTGTTGTTGTTTGTTATATACTAATTGTACACAAAAAAAGCGGTCTTGTGACCGCTTAGTGGACAGTTTGTCAACTGTCACCATCTTTGATAAATTCATCTAGATCGTTTATAATGCTCTCAATGTCCTTTTCTTCATCATCACTCAAATCAATGTAACATTGCTCAATGCACCATAACAGTAAATCCGCTTGATTTCTATTCAGTTTGAGATTGATTTGTGAAGTGATCATTTGTTAAGAGGTGAATTAAAATATGCTTTGTTGACTGTGTAAACAGTAAACAATGCAACAGCGATACCCAAAAAACCTAACCAAAGAATAGGTGAATGGGGAAAATCGTAAGTTGGAATTGTCATTGAATTTGTCATTGATTAATAACCGTAATTTGGAAGTTGTGAGTCATCGTCATCTTCATTAGCAAAATACATTGCATTGAATTGAGCGATGTTTAAATAGTCCTTTTCATGATATCGTTGCCACTCTGAATCGTCTTCAGGAATAAAAACGAACTCTTCACAAAAATGCTCAACAGATGCAAGTTTTTGTTTTTCAATGCACCTGAGCATGTCACCGATCTGTTGATCATCCATTTCACATTCATCGATGCAAAATGCGATGTTCTTTTCAAGTTGTTCAGTACTCATTGATTAGTGCCTTGATTAGTACATTGTCAATATACTCGTTATCTGGAGCATATTCAAGTGGTCTTGTGCCACTTTCTAAACTGTCATACCAGAAGTCATTCCAGTCCTCTTTTGATGCTTCACTGATCATGGTGCATAAACCTCCCATTGTGATTTGTTTACTGATTCTCTGCAGCACATACAAGTTAGTGCTGACCAACTAAAATGATATACTTTAGAGGTCTGGGAGCATTTAGGGCAAGTTATCCACTTGCCGTCTCTACTTGCTCTAGTGTAACGATTAACTTTAGTCATGAGTGAGGATCATACTTGCGAATAATGTAAAGAGCGAGGGCAACACCTACTGATGTTGACCCGAAAATGATTAAAAACAATGGCATTAACCCCTCCTAAGGTAAAGATAACCGCCTGCCCAGTCTGTAAAACTAGGATCATGCACCATTCTTCTCTCTGAAATAAGTCTCATATCAAATCTGACATGCTTTGCAGGAGATTTCCAAGATGCAGGTTTGTAAACTTCACCAGTTTTACGATCTACAAATGCATGAACACTACCGTCATGCAAGATCTTCCAGTATTTCTTGCCTTGAGACATTGAAAATTCCTTGCCTTCCTTACCCCATCTACGAGAGTAGTTTTCTTCAAGAGATCTGCACATTTGCCAAGTCCACTTTTCTACTCTCTCTGTTAGAGATAGATTTTCATCTGCAATAGTTGCGATAGTTGGAATTGGTTTGAGCATAAGACCTCTTGTTGTTATATTATTATTATACACGCTCTAAGGCATCTGTAAGTCCATTGTGTACCACTTTATCAACTGGCACACGCTCATCAATTAATGAACTGTACTCTTCATGCAGTTCACATCCTATATAATTTCTGCCCAGATCCCTTGCTACCATTGCAGTTGTGCCACTTCCCATGAACGGATCTAGTATGATATCACCCTTTTCTGATCCCGCTTTAATACATGGTATAATTAAATCGGGTGGAAATACTGCAAAATGAGCACCCTTATAAGGTTTATTTGTTATAGACCAAACTGATCGTTTGTTCTTTTTTGCATAACTTTTACTTAACCCTGTGTGAGGGGATAAACCAGTGCCAACATTATGATACTTACCTTTACTACGGTTGCGAGTACCCCAGTCCCTAGCAGGTTCTTTGATTGCTTCGTTGTCATAATAATACTTTTTGTTTTTACTTAATAGGAATAAGTATTCATGGGATTTTGTACATCTATCTCTTACACTTTCAGGCATTGGATTAGGTTTATGCCATATAATATCCTGTCTGAGATACCATCCATCTGCCCTTAATGCAAATGCCAACATCCAAGGAATACCAATTAAATCTTTCTCTTTTAGTCCCTCTAATTTGTTACCTCGTCTAGCACATTTATCAGGTAAATCTTGTTTAGTATTTGATACAGTTTGTTTAACTAATGCCTGACCTTTTCCTGGTCTATAGTTATAATAACTGTCACCAATATTTAACCATAATGTACCATCATCAGTAAGACAATTTCTAACACCTCTAAACACATTTACAAGATTATTAATATATTCTTCTGGTGTATCTTCTTGTCCTATTTGATTACTTTCTCCACCATAATCTCTTAATCCATAATAAGGTGGGGATGTAACACACATCCTTACTTTATCATCAATTTGTTGCAATGTGTCACGACAATCGCCATATAATATGATATTATGCATTAGTTAAGATTAATCCTCTTAACATCTACATCACCATACTGTTCTTTAACAGTTCTAGATGCTGATTGATAATTAGTAGCAGGAACTGTAACAGTAATCAAACCCATATCGTTACGATAAAATGTAACTGAGGCGGTGCGATTGTTGCCAAACATAGTTAAGAATTGATAGAGGGAACAGTAGTGAGACACTTGATAATTTCAATTTCAGTGCCTAGATCATTTTGAATTAATACCTTAGCAGCATTTGGTGTACTAGCAAACTTTTCTTCAGTATAATGTTTTCTACCGTTGGGAAGTTTGCGATAAGTAACTGACTGAATGTAAGACATAATTGTTATTTAAATTTGTAATTTATTTAGTGACAGTAGAGATAGCAGGCAAACCTTGATTGAAAATAGTATCAACAACTGCTTCAACTTTGCGAGCAGTGGATACACCTACATTAGAGTAAACTGGGACACATACGAGACCGAATACTTTAGTCTCATCACCTTTACGAATAACTCTACCGATTGTTTGACTGATACCTATGTAATCCATAGAACGCAAAAACAATACTGCTTCAAGTCCATTGACATTGATACCTTCTGAGAGTATGCTGTGATGGAGTACAACAAAACGAGTTTTGTCTTTACCCCATGCATTTAGTTGCTCAAAGAACTTGTCACGATTGACTTTTTTACCATTGATGATTGCACCAGTTTTTGCTGTGATGTACATCCAATTGTAACCACGCTGAGATAGTTCATAACAAAAATCAGTGTGAGTAACTAGATTTACAATTTGCTTAGTTGACTTTGCACAAATGAGCACTTTATGCTTTTTGATGTTGTCAAGAGACTGCAGCATTTGCTCTGAATCTACATCAGCAACCAACTCATCTTTTTTGAGCAAACGAGAGGTATAAACTTCTACCTTTGGTGGTAGAATGTAACCTTGATCTACAAGAAGAGGAGCGGGAACCTGACATATTACATTGCCATACACTGCTGTGTCATTCATACCTGCCTTGAAAGGTGTTCTAGAGTGTTTTGGAGTGGCAGTGAAGAAATAACAACGCTGAGCATTAGCAGCGAAATGCTCTGTAGCAGGGAAGAAGTTTTTTTGAACTGAGTTGTGTGCTTCATCAAAGTAAATAGTGTCAACATTTAGGTTAGCATCGACAACTCTACGCAAACTGTGATAAGTTGTGAAGATGAAGCGATGGCATTGCATTTGGGAGCACATCACATCAAATAATGCGATCTGCTTTGCATTTGTTGTGCTGAAATGCTTAGTCTCACCACTGTGGATGTGTGCAGGCACGACATCAGGACGAGCAAAACCATCGAACTCTAGAAATTCCTCGCACAATTGCTGTGCAAGTAGAATACGAGGAGCAACAACAACAAATGTCAATGGATGAGTAGACTCATTCATTTTTGTAATTGCATCAGTGATCATGCATGCAGTCTTACCACCACCAGTAGGAATAATTACCTGACCTAAGTCATTGTTACTCATTGCATTGACTGCTTCAATTTGATGGGGACGAAGTTGCATAAACCTTGATTGCTATACATGTATTATGACATAAAAAAAGCACCCTGTAAAGGGTGCTGTGCCACTTCAAAGACTGTCTAGAACAGGACTGCCCATACCCAAACAACAACAAGAGTATAAATCAGGAAGTTACGCTGTTCCTTGACAGACTCACTCTTTTGAACGGCATCAAATAATTCTGCCTTAGTGTTCTTGAGTGATAGTTTCATAAAGCAAAGTATGTAAGTGTGAGATAAATGTGGTTAAGAGAGTGGGGCAATGATCTGGGTTTCACCCATGTTGCCCAAATTTACCCTATGGGAATCGCTTACACCTGTACCCCTACTGAACTAGCAAGTAATCATATAAGGAATCTTAGTAGGATAACCCCACAATCCAAAATGATTGAACCCTTGCTATCGTTCGGGCATAGGAACCACATATCCCTTAACCACATTCTTATTATAGCAAGTCCATGTCCTTACGCTGGTGACCTTGTGACACTTTATCAACTGTCTCCCACCAAGGGTGTTTCCACTCGGCACTAACTGGTTTCTCCCATGTGTCAGAATTACTTTCTACCCACCTTTTTAGAGCGTAATATCTATCCTTCCATGTTTGTGCTTCCTCCTTTAAGATTTGCTCTGTGTTCATAGTTGATCTGAGATTAAAAGTGATGGATTGCCAAGTTGAACTTCGATTTCATCGAAAATTCTTTCAAGAGTGTTTGACATATTATTGTAACCAGTTCCAACATAGATTTGACCCACTACCACTGCAGCAGTGCAAATACCCCAGAACCTATAATATGCTGATGATTTGATTTGATTTTTTTTAGACATGAAAAAAGACCTCCTATTTCATTATTATATCACATTCAAAACCGATTTATTTATTATACCTGTGTTCTAGCATGATCCTGTAGAAATGATCTCTCATTGTCAATAGATCTTCTTGTTCCATGGGATCTCCTCCTGCCCATTTACTACATGCCTGAGTGAGACCAGTGTGGATAACCCTAACTGCCTCTATTGGCAATTCTAAATGATAATACTCTTCTTCCTCCATGATTACTCATTCAAAAAATCTATTTATTACACATGCAAATGAAACATCATACCATGATATCCTGAATTATATTTCTTACCTGATCCCTTCATTTGTAAATGAAACATTTTCTTACCATCTTCATCCCTGAATTCTAGAGTTGTGTTGTTCATTGTCCACTTCCCTCCTTCAATTCTCCTGAGCATTGCAACAACTGACATCATTCTGATCATTTCAGATCCTTTTCTATGCCATATGACAGTATCAACGGCATCACCTTCAAAACCTCTAGTAACAATCACATCAAATAATGATACTTTATTTTTGTTGATCCACTTCAAAAATGCGTTGCAAACCTTCTTATCTATGTTATCACGATAAATCCTATTCTGTCTCTTTTCAGCGTCACTCAGAGCGATTTCAGGGTGCTTAGACTCGACAATAGAGACACATTCCTTATTAGGATAACCGAAGAATTGTCTGATAAATGTCTCACTAAGTGTGCCCTTGAGTTTAAAATGTTTTATAAATTTCTCTGCTGATAATAATGCTACTTGAGTATGATTTTTTGATGCACTCTTTACTGAATACTTTCTATTACTAATAGTCTCCATGATATCCACCTTAGTGCATGGTCTCCCATCAACTTTATGATCACCACCAAATAATTCATCAAATGTAGCAGCAAGACGATGTTCAAATTCATGACCATCTTTTTTTGCTTTTCTTCCTGCTACTGCTCTGGTTGTCATTTCTGATCTCTTAGGTATCTTCATATTAGTGTATTAAATTATGATATGGTGCAATGGTGGACAGTTATTTAACTGACCTTATATCAAATGTTAGTTCACCATGCACTTCTTTTAAATCTATATGAGGAACTATTAGTGGGAACTTATCAGCATAATCAGCACCAAAACCATAAGCACACTCTACAAAATCTTTATAGTTACCTGCAAAATTGGGTAGGTCATGTCCAATATATTCATGTATTCTACCATAGATAAAATCTTGAGTTAATTTAGGATCATCTGCAATAATATTATAAAAGTCATCAGTAAAGTTTTGATCTTCATTTAATATAGTAAAATTCATAATATCTTTATTGTTTAATAAATCCCTAGAATCTTTACTAATAGTTCTCCAGAATGGTGAATCATACTTAGAACCAAAACTATACATCCATGCTGCGTTTTTATACCAGTCATCAACAACTGTTGAATAATACCAGTCATTTAAATGATTAACTAGATTTTGATTATGGGGATCTTCATCAAGTACATAATCACATATTTTATCTGACATGTAATCATAATACATGCCTGCCAAAGATTCTAATGGATCAATAAATCCAATAGCATTACCATTGCGAAGATATCTACCACTGTGATGCACCATATACTTTGATAATCTAGGTGTCCATGTAAATTTCTTGTACGGATAACCTAGTGACTCAGGAATTATAGTTCTAAAATCTTTTAGTGCCTCCTCTTCAGTTGTAATATTATCATTATAAGTATATCCAAATGTTCTCCTTGACTGTAATGGTATTCCAAACATCCACCCATTTTGATGAGCATATGTTATAGTACAACCCCAATCTGCTGGTTCGGGTAGTCTTAATGCTAATACAGTATTTACAGATACGAACTTAGAATCAAAGTAATAATCATCATGTAATAATGACTTACCACCAGTGCAATCAATAACAAAATCAAATCGTTTTTGATATAACTCAGATTTAGATGATGATAGATAAACACCATCGGGAGTAAACTTTATATCTGTTATATTCTCATCCCTTAGTGATAAGTTAGGTGTAAATTTTGGTAGATATTCTAAAAAGAATTCACTAAAATATCTTGTATCAAAATGCATACCCACTGAGTGTGGATCTAACCATCTAACAAAATTGCGTTTTTTACCCCATCCAATAAACTTATTACCAAACTTAATTGTGGCATCAAAATACCTCTTAAAATGAGGAGCAACCATGGTTGTGGTATTTGATATTTGTGATGGTAGATCAGGTGTAGTTGACTCACCTATACCAAATATACTGATATCTGAGTCATATATCCATGTCAATTCTGTCTCAACCTGACGATTTTGCCAGTTTTTGCTGTTAGGTTCAACCTCTATTGCTCTCTCATCAATTAATCTTAATAGGCAATTGATACCAACAACGCCTGCACCCAATACTGCTATTTTTCTCATATTAATATGTTTTATATCCTATAGTTCCAAATTTTTCTGGTGGATAGCAATAGTCTAACGCACTAAAACGATCTGCATAAGGAGCACCTAATCCAGTTGCTAACTCAGAGAATAATGTACGATCATTCATTATAACAAATGGCACGACTTTATGTCTACCGCTTACATCGTCCTCCTCATCACTGTGTATAAGTGCTTTGTAATCTTCATCAGTCCATTTATCATTTAACACCTCATCTAACCAAGGTTTTCCTGGAAAGAATGATGGATGTAAATATCTCTCTTGAGATAGATATTCTCTCGCTTGTGCTTTAATATTTTTCCAAAACTTTGTATTAAATCTTGAACCATACATGTACATGAATGACAACATTGCTTGATAATCCATTGCCAATAGTTCATAGTATGTTTCTTCAATATGATTTACAATTTTTTGTCTTCCCTTCTCTTTTTCATTAATTAAATGAGTATACATTCCAATTGAATCACACATAATATGAACACATTCATTATGAGTTGCAGTTAATGGCATAATATCAATTAATGCAGCACCATTTCTAATATATCTACCAGTATGAGGACAAACACAATAATTAGATACTCTAGGCACCCATGTTCTCTTCTTAAACTTCCATGTACTCACATCATCATCAGGAAATGCATCCTGAATATCTTTCATAATTTCTTCATCAGTTGTATCTTTACGATGCACTGAGTCATACATGTATATCCATAACTGTCTACTCTTAAGAGGAATACCAGTCATGTGACCATATTTACCTGCATACTCAATACAATAATCCCAATGACCCGCTTCTGGTTTCTCTAGAATAATAGCAGTATTTACTGGTCTAAGACTGGGATCACCAAATGCATGAGGATCAAAGAGTGGATTTTTTTCTGTACAATCAATAACAAAATCATAGAACTCACCATTGATCTTTGCACCACTCTCATTGATAACAACAGAGTCAATCTGTTGTTCTATAATCTTTACACCATTACCAAAACACTGTCCACCATCTTTTAACATTTCATTTCTAAACATTTCAATGTCAATAAACTCTGCAGTTTGTGAATGAAATGATAATTGAAAATTCTTATTACCCTGACCCCATCCAATATATTTGTACCCATGACAATCTCTAGCATCAGCATATTTTTCCATCCACCTTTTAGTTAAATTTGTAACTACCTGTAGATCATCAAAAAATGCAGGATTTGTACCTGACATCATTTCATTGTAAACTTTGTCAGGATCATGAATCAGCACATATTCATCATCTTTGAACATGCTGTGCAATCTATACTTTGATTGTTGTAAAGATGCTAACTGCACAAATCCTGCAGCACTAGCACCAACAACGGCAATTCTTCTACTCATGATTTATATTTTACTGTAGGTGTATTTAGAAAATTAATGTTAATCAACATACGGCGACCACTGACAGGTGGTGAACCTGCATGTCTACAATTTGATGGGAATTGTATTAATCTACCTTGCTTAGGCGTAGTAACATCAAGAATACTGTCCATATGGTTAAACAGATATGTATCTCCACTACTTTGGTGTGGATAATATATAAAACTAATTGCATTAGGATTACTATTATCTATGTGTGGTGCATAATGTTTGGGTGCATCGGGAATTGGCACCTGTAATATCGCTCTGCTTCTATAGTGATAAGCAGTAGGGCATATTTCATCTTTAATTTTAGATAGTAATCCGCATAACAGATTGTGTAATAGATGATCATTAACATTTTCTTGATCATCAAATATTCCATGCACAAATTGAGAGTAACCTCTGTCACTCTCATCCATATTATCCTGATATATCCAATGAGTATCAGGACTAGAAATAAAATCTTTAATTACATGCTGATAAGATGGTGATATAAAATCATCATATACTTTAATCAGGGGGGAGTTCTCCGTCATATGGAATTGATAATGGAACTACTTTCTCATTAAGAGAGATTTTTAAATCTTCCCACACATCAGGATCTTCAAAATTCTCTTCAACATTATCTATAAACCCTTTGAGATCCCTGATTAGTTTCCAACATTCATCTACCTCTAGTCTCTCTTCTGGTGATAGATCATTAAATCTGCCCATACGAGCATAATAATCGTACTTAGCAGTTACATATTCTCTAATCTTGATAAAATCCTTAAAGGTTGCAGTTACTGCCATGATTTGATTACTGATATATTCGCTCTACGAAACTCGTCATCAACTAGTTTCAGAGCATTGCCATTATATGATACCACATAACCCTCATGATGTGAAGGTGCATTGTTTACAAATGTTTTGATATCAGAAACTTTGTTTAGTTGACTGATAAGCATTTTCTTAGCAAGACGAATAGACAGGTAAGATGCAACGGTAAAATAGATATCCATTTCATATTTTACGATGAACGCAAGACCTTGACGCTTCATGTCAGTGTACTTGTCTTTACCTTTTTGAGATTTTTTACTAGCAATCTCCTTGTCCATTGCATCAGAAAAGAACTTTGCAAAATCACTAGCAACAGTCTTTGTACTGATTAGTACCTTGCCTGCACGAACTTGCTGATTGAAGAACTGTTTGAATAGCGATGCCATGACAAATCTAGACTGACCATACTGCTGAATGATGTCAAGAAACTTAGATGAACGCTTGAGAGATCCTTGTGCTCTGTTGATGATAGCAGTATACTTAGCAGAATCACGAACATCAAAATTAGATATACCTGAATAGTCAGAACTTGCTACCCATACATCATTGGTGCTCTCAATAACTGGAATAGTATTGTATACAGCAGTTGAATTAGCAATTGTATCACCCTTGTACACTGTATGAAATACAATACCTAACTGAGATACAATAACCTTGACACCTTTAGGTGTATTTGCCTTTACAGCATATCTGAGAGCATTAGGTTGGAATGTAATATATTGCTGATTACCAATAGTGCCCCATGCTTTATCTGACTCAGTATAGAGCAAGTCACCTTGAACGATACCTGTAATGTTAAGTTGTGGCAAATAAAGAAGACATGCCTTTAACTTAGAACTGAGTTCTGATACACCATAGAAATTATCAATATCATCATTTGTGTAGCAAACTTTAGGATTAGTTTTGTTGAATACTGATTTAGTACCAACAAAGAACTTACCATTGAGAGGGTCAGTGCCACATATGATAGCAGGAGCACCGTCCCATTTAGTACTGATAGATAAATTACTGTTACGACCGCTCAACTTATTACCGAACTGCTTTAAGAAGTCAACAACCTCAAAACCACCAGCAGTGCCAGCGTTGAGGATATTATCTTCTAGATGCTCTAGGTGTGTGTTTTTCATACCCATATTATAGTCCATAACAGGGGGTTTGGGGGATTTAGTGGACAGTTTGACAGGTGTCATCGGAACGGTTTTCCTGCGAGGTGAGCAACCATAGACCTCCTGACTCCACGAGTAACAGGTGTAATCCTATGTAGGCAAAAACTAGGAAATACTATCAGTGTTCCCTTATCTCTAGGTAAATCATCAAACAATTCAGTATGATGTATTTCTAAGTTACCACCGTCATATTCATCTGATTCACTAAGTTGTAAAGAGAATCCAATCTTTCTTGATGGTGCATCATCACTAAGATCATTATCTACATGCCAATTGTAATGACATCCATCACTTTCATATTTAATATATTGTAAATTTTCAAATCCATCTGCCTCAAAACGATACCATTTATGATTAATTTCTCTACCTATATCACCAACACGATTATAAATCCACTCAACACCCTCATCAAAATTTATAAATGAGTTCCATGATTTTCTAATAGGATTTAATGAGTTAACATCAATACCAGACTCAAGTAAACCAATACTCTCACCAATTTGAGTTATAGTATCACATTCCTCTTTAGTAAATGCATTTGCTATGCAGTGTGGGTCAATTCTTGGGTTCATATTATTTAAATGGTGGTCCGACTAACCATACAACTAAACTTTTTCTAACTCCAGAAGTTACTGGTGTGACTTGATGTAGTGTATAACTGGGAAAAGCAATCACTAATCCTTTTTGTTTTGGTGCAGTCTTTAAACTTTGTGAGTGTAATTGAAAATCACCACCCTCATACTCATCAGGATTTGATAATTGTATTGTTAGTGACAACTTACGAGAGGGTGCATCACTTTTTGTATGACCATCAATGTGCCATCCATAGAATGATCCATCACAATCATACCTAGTATACTGTAAATCCTCATTGAACCCACTGATATCAAACCTCCAGTGCAATCCATTAAGATTTCTAGATATATTACCTATTCTATCATATAACCACTTAGTATTGTTATTTAACTCTATCCATGAATTCTGTGATTGTCTAATCGATTTATTACTTACATTTCTATTGACTGTATCTGCACCAACAACAGATGATATTAAGTTATTGGACTCACCTAAACGGATTATCTCATCACATTCTGACTCTGTAAACCCATCCTCCCAAGTTGCATAATCAACTTCATCATATGTAGGATGAGGTAATAAAGGATAAAATGACATAATAAACTATATTTGACTAGTTGATCATACCCACTCTAGGGTCAGAGTCCTTGACTGTGTGAGGATCCATTTCTCCTTTTGGTAGGTAAG